TTGTTATTTCTGGCTCATTTTGATTATCTGTCATAAATATGATCTGATCTAGATATTTTCTTATTTCTGTTGTTGTTTTTTTTTCCTTTAAATGTAAATAAGTATAAATTGTGCACACATTCTCAAGCATTTGCTGGTAAAGATCTGGTGTAATTTTTTGGCCTTTCAAATATAATAATGTATTTGTAAAAGGATCTATCACTCTAACAACACTATGCAGTTTAACTTCACAATTGTGATATGGTATTAGATTATACTTTAGGAAATCAGCTAATACATCAATTAATTGTTTGGAACTTCTATTAAAACCAATCATAACAATCGGCTTATCTTTACCAATACATAAGTCATTATAGACAGATAATATATCCATAGGGTTTGTACTTGTTAATATGAATTTTGGAATTCTTTGTATAACATTATCAACATCCTTTGTCAGGCTATACAATGATCTTGCTTTTCTATTATCTAATTTAAAATCATCAAGATTATATAAATATTGTAAGATTAAAGATGGACTGTTGACAATATCAAAACTCCTAATTTTTGCTGGTGTTCTCGTAGAAATTTGTTGTATTTTTTTCTTTTTTGGCAGAATAGTCAGATTTATCTTTAAGGAATTCAATATTGAATAAATAGCTGAATAGGTTGGGTCACATTTTGAAATTATTTTTTGGATTTGCATCTCTGTTAATTTAAATTGTTCTTCCTTTGCATCCAATATGTAATTGTATTCTTTCTCTAAACTACTTCTCTGATTAATAAAATTATCAAATAAATACTCTTTGTACTCTTTAATTGTAAGTAAATCATCATAATCTTCAAATTTTAATTTATTGATATCAATTGCTTGAAGTTTTGTTTTTATTATTTTATTCTTAACAAAAGTAGATAATCTCATGGTCATCTTTGTTCTGTTTGATTTTGTGTAGGCTTCAATGAAAGTTCTATTAAAAAACATATATTTTAACCACGGGATTAACATTTTTCTATTCCTTGGTTTTAAAAATTTGTATGTTATATGATTTTTCCAGAATTCTGTTATTTCATCAGGTTTGACAGCCAATTGTTTCTTAATACTCCTTAAGGATTTATTATTCAATTCATACATGAATTTTGGAGTAAATAAGGAAAAGGCATAATCAATATCCTCATTGTGATAATTCTCCTCAAAACCTGTCTGTCTTGCAAGTTTATATAACATTAAAATCTTTAGTTTATTTATCAAGCTACTATAATTATATAACCTATAATTGTTACCATTTCCTCTGCAAAATAAACTTAGTAAAGGTAAAGGATCTGGTAAACCAAACATTTCTATTGGTGTATTAAATAAATCTGTTAAATTTTCATCATTACAATTATACATGCCTGGTAGGAGAGAATAGGCTTCAGCAACACACATTACATGTAAACGCTGGAAAAAATAAAGGAAGGATTGATTGCAACCAACTCTCATGCATTCACCAGTTCTTGACAAAGCTGATTCCATATCTGATTTGTAACTTGTACATGGTAAATTTGTATTAATTTCTTTTGATTTTTTGATTTGAGGGTATAACATAACACCATTAAAGGATAATTGAGAAACAAATTCCATGAAAACAAATTGACAATTTGTCTTTCTATCACTATCATTATAACCATGTAGTCTCATCATCATTTTATGGAATACCCTAAATTTCTCAACTTCTTTTATATTTGTGTATAATAAAACTAACACATAATCATCTGAATGTTCCATATGTTCCATAATCAAATTGCTTGAAGGATACATTCTTTTCCATAAATAATATGTGTAATTTGTACAGCAAACAGCCTTATATGAAGATGCATAATTAAACATGCCTTGAAGAAAATTTTGTGTACTATGTAAGGTGCCTTTGTTCTTTACATCCAACTTTCCTAATTGTTTTATTGTTTCACTGATATTTTCAACTTTACCCTCAGGTACAACAACCTTATTGTAAATATCAATGGGAATTTGTATCTCTTTATCACTCCAAGCATTAAAAACTGATAACAATAATTCATACATGTTTGGGGGTAATAAGTTTTTCATAC